GCGATAGATGGTTCCTCGCTTCCGCCCACGGATGCCCCTTCGTTTTGACCATTGGATTGTGAGGTTTGGTTGTGGCTGTTACTGGCCGTAAGGCCGGCAACGACACACCGGCTGAGAGCAAGAAGCGGTTCCTTCAGATGTTTCAGGAGGGGCTGAATATTGAGCAGTGCCTGCGTGCGGTGGGCCGGTCGAGGACGACGTATGAGAAGTGGCGTCGTGAGGACAGTGAGTTCGTGGGCGCGGTGGAGCGTTTGCGGACGATGCGGAACCGGGCCGGCAGTGAGCCGGGTGAGCTGGTGGAGTTCTCGGAGTTCTCCGCGAAGTACCTGGATGCTCAGGTGTTCGACCATATGCAGAATGTGGTGGATCTGATTGAGCGCCGGCCTCCGGTGTGGATTCATCCGGCTATGACTTATATTCCGGGTGAGCCGGATCTGATCATGGTGAACATGCCGCCGGAGCATGCGAAGACGACGTCGGTGACGATCAACTATGTGACGTACCGCATCGCGATGGACCCGAACATTCGGGTGATCCTGGTGTCTAAGACGCAGTCGATGGCGCAGAAGATGCTGTACGCGATCAAGACCCGTCTGACGCATCCGAAGTATGCGGACATGCTGGTGAAGTATGCGCCGCAGGGTGGCTTCGATAAGGACGCTGAGGCGTGGAATCAGACGATGATCTACGTGAACCCGGATGGGCGTGATTCGGGTGAGAAGGACCCGACTGTTCAGGCTCTGGGTATCCGCGGTCACATCTATGGCGCTCGCGCTGATCTGATTGTGCTGGATGACTGCGTCGATCTGACGAACGCCCACGAGTATGAGAAGCAGATTGATTGGATCCAGTCGGAGGTGATCTCCCGTATCGCGTCGACTGGGTCGATGCTGATCGTGGGGACGCGGCTGGCGTCCAAGGATCTGTACAGCGAGCTCAGGGATCCGATGCGTTACCCGGATGAGATCTCCCCGTGGACGTATCTGGCTATGCCGGCGGTGTTGAACTTTGCGGATAAGCCTGACGGGTGGGAGACACTGTGGCCCAGAAGCAACCAGCCTGAGGCTATGTCGAAGGGTGACGCCCTCGAGCCCGATAAGGACGGCTTGTTCCCGAAGTGGGACGGTCCGAGGCTGAACAAGAAGAGGGCACGGGTGTCCCCCCGCGCCTGGTCGATGGTGTACATGCAGCGTCAGGTCGCTGACGATGGCGTGTTCGACCCGGCTGCTGTGAAGGCAGCGATCAACGGGAACCGGATGACCGGTTTGATGCCCCGCGGGATGGTGAACTGCCGCGTGAACGGGATGGACGGCCTCGTGATCGTCGCCGGGCTGGACCCTGCCACGACTGGGCACACTGCCGCCGTTGTTATTGGCTTGGATGTAGCAAGCCATAAACGGTACGTGCTGGACATCTACAACAAGGCGGGTACGACCCCTGAGGGGATGCGTGACCTTGTCAAGGAGTGGACGTCGAAGTACGGCGTGGCTGAGTGGCGCATTGAGAAGAACGGTTTTCAGGGTTTCCTTGTCCATGACCGTGAGTTGAACGAGTTCTGCGCTGCACGGGGCACCATGATTCGTCCTCATTTCACTGGGGCGAACAAGCACGATACGGGGTTCGGTGTTGCCGCGATGGCGATGCTGTTCAACGGCTGGAAAGACGGAAACCAGTTGATCGAGCTGCCCTCAACTGCTATCAGTGAGGCGTCTAAGGCGCTGGTTGAGCAGTTGGTGACGTGGGCACCGGATCTGCCGAAGGGGCAGAAGACGGACGCTGTGATGGCGCTCTGGTTCGCGGAGTTGGCCTGCCAGGACCGGGTGATGCTGGCGTCGAACTACCGAACCCATACGAGTAACCCGTTCCTGACTCCTTGGGATCGGCGCGGACAGGTGACGGTGAACATGCTTGACATGGAAGCGCAGCATGCGTTCCACGCCGTGGGATTCTAGGAGACTTTTGTGGCTGTTGATTCGAGCGAGATCGGTCCTGACCTTGACGACGGTATGGGTCATTTGAAGCTGCGTGAGATTCGCGGCCTGTATGACCGGACGAAGTCGCGGATGACTGAGCGTGACACGCGGATGCAGAACGTTCTCGCTGTCCGGCAGGGCCGGATGCGTGACGTGTACCCTGACTTGTTCCCTGAGGGCCCGTTCGATAAGGGCATTGTCGCGAACATGGTTGATGTTGCGGCCCGTGACCTGTCCGAGGTGCTTGCACCGCTGCCAGCGTTCAACTGCCACTCGAGCAGGGCCGCGTCTGACAGCTCGCGGGAGTTCGCGAACAAGCGTTCGAAGATCATCAACGGCTACTGCGACTTCTCCAACCTTCAGATCCAGATGTATGACGCCGCGGACCGCTACTTCACGTACGGTTTCGTGCCCGCAATGGTGGAGATCGACTTCGATGAGCAGATGCCGCGCATCACGTTCATGGATTCGATCGGCACGTACCCGATCTTCGACCGTTGGGGTGACATCAGCGCCGCGTTCTTCTCCTTCTGGAAGTCGCGTGACGAACTGGTCGCCATGTACCCGCACGCTGAGGGTGTCCTCGGTGTGCCGACGACCGGGAACGACCTTGTTGAGGTTGTCCGGTATCACGACAAGTACGTCGACATGCTGTTCCTGCCCCGCGCCCGCGAATCAATGGTGCTGGAGTCGGCTAAGAACCCGGTAGGCGAATGCCTGGTGGAGTGGGTGAAGCGCCCCGGCGTTGACACTGACTCGCATGGTCAGTTCGATGACGTTCTCGCCGTGCAGGTTGCTAAGGCACGCTTCGCGTTGCTGTCTTTGGAGGCGGCGCAGAAAGCGGTGCAGGCTCCTATCGTTCTGCCGCCGGATGTGCAGGAACTGTCCCTCGGTTCCGACGCTGTCCTGCGCACATCGCAAGGGGAGAAGGTTCGCCGTGTCCCGATTGAAGTTCCGCAGGCAGCTTTCGCGCAGCAGGGAATCCTCGACCAGGAACTTCGTCAGGGATCCCGGTATCCCGAAGCCCGTAACGGTTCCGTGGACGGTTCCGTGGTTACCGGGCGTGGTGTTCAGGCTCTCATGTCTGGTTTCGACACTCAGGTCCGAACCGGTCAGGCCATGTTCGCGCATGCACTCACCCGCCTTGCCCGGAAATGTTTCATGGTGGATGAGGCCCTCTTCGGGGCAGTGAGCAAGACGCTCCGCGGGAACCAGCAGGGAACCCCGTACGAGATCAAGTACACCCCCAGCAAGGACATCAAGGGGGACTTTACTGTCGACGTGCAGTACGGCCTGATGGCCGGCCTGGACCCGAACCGGGCACTGGTGTTCGGCCTTCAGGCCCGCGGTGACCGTCTGATCTCCCGCGAGTTCTTGATGGAGCAGATGCCTTTCGCTCTGAATCCGATGGAGGAGGAGACGAAGATCAACAAGGAGGAGATGCGGGACGCACTGAAGCAGGCTGTCGCCGGCTACGTGCAGGCAATCCCCGTGTTGGCTCAGTCGGGGCAGGACCCGGCGCAGATCATTCAGAAGGTGGCAATGATCATCGACGGCTTGAACAAGGGCCGTCAGATTGAGGACGTGGTTGCGGAGGCTTTCGAGCCTGCGGAGCCGCAAGGCACACCTGAGACACCCGCCGCCGAAGGGGTTGAGTCGCCAGATGGAATGACTGGTGGTCAGCCTGGTCAGGCTCCCCCCGGCGGCGGGGCACCCGCTGGCATGGATGAGTCAGGTCGACTGCAGGGTGTAGCCCCCGGTCAGGCAGGCATGTCCGCTGGTGGTCGCCCCGATCTTCAGCAGCTTTTCGCGGCAATGGGTTCTAACGGTCAACCGCAACTATCGGCTGGGGTTTCCCGCCGCAAACCAATATAGGAGGAAACATGGCACAGCCGAATAAGGGTTCAGCAGGTAAGCCGAACGTCAGCTCTCCCGTTTCTAATCCGTCCGAGTCGCACACCCCTAAGGGTGCCGGCGGGATCATCCCCCCGGTGGGGATCGTCAAGGGCACGAAGGGCAAGTAGCAGTCCACTAGCAGGGGAGAACGTCATGGCTCGTGTAGATCAGCAGTCGCGTGACGTTTCTGTTGCTGTGCAGCTCGGCTCTATCGCCGTGTCGTGGTCCGCGGAAGGGGTTTCTTGGAACCCTTCTATCGCCCGCGACATGCAGGATCGGGCTATGAGCATGCTACGTGAAACCATCGAAGAGGCCGTCAGCCGTGGTGTTCTGATCACGACCACTGAGGTCATCTTCGATGACGGTTCAGGTGAATACGAAGACGATGAGGAGGATGGGGATGGCGAATAATCACGGCGGAAGCCGGACACCATCAAATCCTGCCCCCGTCTCGGGACCTGGCCGTCTGGCTCGCCGCACTGACGGTGGGCCACAGCAAACCCATGCCCAGATGACGGGCATGAACTATGGGGAGAACGCAGACTA